TGATGATTGTCACAGGAGCAGCGTGGTAGTTGATGATGTCCGAAACCTCAGCCATCTTCTCATTCATCTCTCGGTTGAGCGGAATGATGTCCCAGATGTCACTCTGTCCCCACGGGGACGAGGAAATGCTGACGTTAGGAATGTGTACGACGGGAACGTGACCAATGGCGTTCGGGTAGGTATCCACCAACTCGTCGTTGATGTACTGCTCAATGGTTCCGTCCGTCATGATCTCCGTGAAGGTGTAAACCTGACGGGTGCCCTCGGGGGCGGTGCCCCAAAAGCGATACTTCAACTTGAAGCGCAGCAGTCGGCTGCGATCATGCGGGTGGTACTCAGGGAAACAGTGGGCCGGATTCAGTGGCAGAATGCGAATCTTGCCAGAGATAGGGATGCCGATAGGATCGACATAGGGCTCCTCGTAGGCTACTTTGACAAAGCAGTCACCAGTCACCGAGGCCAACTGGCCCATCTCCCAGAGGGTGTGTTCCTTGGTGTTGTGTTGTTCCCACACTGTATTCAGCATGTGTGGAATGATGGCGTTGTTCTGTTCCGGAGTCCTGAACTGCACTCCCTTACCGAAACAGAAGTTCGTGATGTAGTCCGACATGGTGCGGACGTAGTTCAGATAGAACTGTGACTCACCGAACTCACGTCGGTACGCCCAGTGGTGGCCTAGGTACCACGCCCACGCTGCCGAATAACGATTCAGGCGTGGGCCGTGGACCTCAAACTCTTCATCGGCCAGTTCAACAAGGCCAAGGGGGGATATAGCAACCGTGAGGTCACTTGCCGACGCACGATATGACGGTGACCAAAAATCAACGGCCATAAAAGTTAACAGTCCTCACCGTAAAGACGTACCTACCTGTGAACAGTATACACGATGATTATACTGGGGTCGGGAATCCCCCGGCCGACGCCTCGTGTGGAACGGCCCGACCGGGGACACGACTCCCGTTAATCCGCCAGAGAGGCTGTGCCCGGAGTACCACGCTTCGTAGCGATAGCACCCTTCACGACAGCCAAGGCAGCCGAAACACCGGCAGCCAAAACCATTTTCCACTGCTCCACACCCAAGTCCATGACACTGTTGGTACCAACGGCACCAATAGCGGCCTGAACGAACGTGGCAACAGTTCTTTCTGCTAGATCCTTTGAGAACATAAAGAGTCATTCCTTGTTCGGGAATAGGGGTGCCACCGAGAGGTGGCTTCTTCCTTAGAAGTATACCACTACCCGACGTATTCTCTTCCACGATAGTACGCCCATCCGTCGCGGATCGTAACCATCTCCACGTTGAACTTGCCATCCCCGTCCTCGTACTGCACCACGCAGAGTCCCTGTTGCCAGTTCTCGTAGCGGGTCAAAGGACGGCCATCAAGGTCTGTCCCGCCCTTGGTAGATGGCACAGCCCCGTCGATCCTAGCGAGACACCCCGGCGAGGCTGCCAGCACCGTACGAGGTCCGTCGTAGTCCTCCCGAGTCTGTTCTGCCCATTCCCGACGATGGATATGTCCGTAAAGTACGGAAACCTTCTCCCGCTTCAGGTAGGCGTGCGCCGTGCTACCCCCTGACCTGACGAGGTCCCCGTGGATGACCTTGATGTGTTCGTTGATCCAGACACACGAGGCGGGGTAACCAGCAAGGTAGTCAATATCAAAGTCGTCCAACCGACACAGGTTGGGCACACTCAGGACGGGCCAACTCTCTGGCCTAACACCCAAACGGATGCCAAACGCTGCGGCAGCGTTGTCCAGCATGAAGTTGGTCAGCCGCTCTTCGTGGTTACCAGCCAGCCACTTAATCTCTGCATGGGGAGCGGCTGCGCGAATCATGGCACAGATTTCTGTCGCCCGGTCCACCGCCGCTTGAGTGGTCTGCTGGAACGCCGGGGTGATCCGGTACTTTCCCAACTCTGGAAGATCCAGATTGTCTCCCACGAGGACTACCAGATCGGGTTTGGTGTCCCTCATGATTTCTATGGCTAGGGCTATTGCGGCCTCGTCATGTGTGGGCGCTAGTTCTCCAGCCTTGTCCCTGTAGTACCCGATCTGCATGTCTGGCAGGACGACGCACGTCTTTAACCCCGACGCCTTCTTGGAGGCAGGACTCTTGGGAAGTTTGATGGCGGGTCCGGGTTGGATGACCGGCCACTCCGGGCCGCTTTCCCACGCCGGAGAAATCTGGATGCCAACGAGATCATGTATCTGAGCCTCACCGTCGGCGTCCTTCGTTAGTGACTGATACAGGGACACCTTCTTGACTTCCCCGATGTCGTCAATGTCAATGTCGTGCCGCTCCAGTAGATCGGCTAGTTTTCCCAGCGAGTGCTTTGGAGGACCCTGCTCCAACTTCTGAGACAACTTGGCTCTACTCATCGTTATCCCCGATGGGGCATCCGCAGACGTTGCGTATATGCCGCTGGAGGGTGGCGGCAGAAATGGAATACCCCTGACTGGTCAGAACTGTGGCCAGCCAGTTGGACGAGTAGACCTTTCGCTGCCCGTTGTTGTTGTCCGTGCGGACTCGTTCCAGCGCTTTATCCAGCGCCCCCTGCTCTTCCCCTGTCAGTTCCGCCCGGACACGAGCGAAAAGGCACTGCCTAGGGCGGGGATTTCGGAGAGGCGTCTCCAAAGCATCAACAAGTGTAACGGTCGGATCGTCTGGCACAGCAGGTACTCCTTCTCGTTAGACATATCATACACCATCATCACCCCTGCATGGGGGAACGTCACTTCTTCTCTACGGCCCTCTTCGCTGTGGCCTTCTTGCGGGCATCTCGCTTGGGGGTCTTGTGCCACTCCAAGTGGCCATCCAATTTCTCGCCGTTGCTGTCCACCGCGGTCTTGATGGCATCAAGGTCACGGGACAGGCCGCTGAGTTTGTTCGCCACCACGGCATGATCTCGTTGGTTCTCGTGTCGGAAGTTACGGATGAAGACCCCGAACAACCCGAACACCCCGGTGACCATCGCTGCCGCTATTAGAGCCCATGCTTCAGTCATGCCTGCTCCCAGAATCGTGAATCTCGCTCTAATGGCCGACCGCTAGGAGTCACATACGGCTGTCCTATACGGGGGTCCCCGTCAGTCCGTTGCATTCCCGTCTTAGTAAGTTGGGATCGCTCAATTCCCCTACCGCCCATCCACAGCGCCGCTTGTACGTCCTTGGGAGTTGCCCCTGCATACCGTGGGTCTAGAGAAACCAGTCGGTTGCGCGCCGCAATGTGCGCCCGCTGGTGCGTTTCGTAGCGCGTCTCTACACCAGTCTTGGTTTGGGCAGACGAGATGCCACGGGTGAAGTCCCACGGGCGGCGCGTATTGGCGACAACGTCACCAGAGCGTCCGTCAATGGTTACACCCAGAGAACTGGGGTCTTCGATGTTGTGAGCGAACGTAGCCGTCTTGGGGGCAGTCTGCATAGAAAGAACGTCTCTCCACTCCTCGCCGCTCATAATGCGATGAGCCTTGAAGAGGCTTTGATCGTATGTCCCACTGAGCACGGGGGCTGTCTCCTCTAGCATAGCACTGACTTCAGGCAAGCGTGGCATCAGTTTACCAGCAGGGGATCTCCGGTTAGCGCTCACAGCAATCATGTCCCAGCCTTCGCGTGGGACGTTGCCTACCTGTTCAAGGACCTTGATATTGCGGTTCTCAAACTCCATGTTTGGAGATAAAGCAGCAACAACACCCGCACCCTGTGATGCGGACAACCCAACGTCTGGTGCCTGTCTTGCGACCGTATCATGTACTGTCGGGTACCACCCCATGCCCTCCCCTACTACAGAATCAGGAAGGCTCAGACCCATGTTGACCATGCGTCGTGTTACAGCACCAAACTGTTGGCCGCTAGTAATCGTATACAGCGCCACCTATTTGCCCCGTCCTTCAAAGGTGGACGGAGGTCAGTCGTTGACGCGAACGGCGCTCGGCCGGTTCATGTGGGCACCCGAGTTGAACGAACGCTCAAACTTAGGCATGCCGTCACCTGCAACAACACCTTGGACGAACTCACCAAGGACCGAGGGGGCCTCAATCCACGAGGCGGAGCCGACGTGGGCACGTTCTGCCATCGTCTGCTCGGCTGGCTTGTAGAACATCGCCGGGTTGTTGTGGTTAGCACGACCGGGGGCCGAAGACGTATCGACGTACGAACCAATGGCAAAGTCATTGGGAACGTCAGTGTCGGTTGCGATGCCTTCTTCAAAGCGAAGAGGGCCACGCTGCATCGGAACATCTGGACCGATGGAACGCTCAAAGATGTTGGGGGCACGCTCTTGAAATTGAGGTGCCGGAGCAACTGTACTCACGATGGAATCCTCCAGTGGGGACTAATAGGTACCTGTGACTATGATACCACTAATTAAAGAACGGATTCTCCGCTACCGTCACCGTCGGCATAATGTCGTGAACTGTCATAGCACTGGCGAGAGCCAGACTATCCGGGTAGTCATCGAACGCCCCCCGCTCATCTGGTGCCTCAGCCAGCAGATACGGCCCACGGTTGACCCGCTCCAGATCAAGCATCTGTTGGTTGAACTTCTTCCAACGCTTGGTACGTCGGGCCTTGGAATGGCCGGGAACAACCAACTGTCTCCTCTGTATTAGTTCTGTCAAATGCACCCAACGCTCATTTTGTGCCTTGGAATCCGAGGACATGGCTAGGACCTCAATGTCTGGGAGAAGTAAGGCTAAACGCTCTGCCACGGCACCACCAACGCCTTGTGCGTCAATCCCTATACGAAGAACGTCATAGTTGCGAACAAAGTCAACGATCTTGAAGTATTGGGACTCCCAGTCGGTGTCATGGAGTTCCATCCAGTTCAAGACACGATGCTCAAAGAAGCCCAGTCCATCGGGGTGGTCCCAATCAACCCAGACGGCGGTAGCAACCGTAGAGTCATTGGTTCGGGCCACGTCGATACCCATGACGATAGGGGTGCGCCACCACTCTGGAACCATGGGCATGGACGGGTCGTAGAGGCGCTCCAGACGCTCCTCGGTGACGAACATGCCCTTCTCAAGCATCCAGTGGTTGAGGTAGGACATACGGAACTCATCTGAGTCCTCCCCGATACGCACCTTCTCCTTGTTGATGAACTTGCCGTAGTTGGAGTTGTACTTAGCCGCTACCGTCCAGTCGTACTCAAAGTGAGACTGACGTTGGCTCTTACGCTTATTCACATCGCGTCGCTTGTTGTATTGGATCATCTTGTAGAAATACGACTTGTTTCGTGTCGCCGTGCCGGTGAGTGTGATGGTCCCGTTATTGAAGGCGAGCATGGGCTTGATGGACTTGGTGATCACGAACTCGTCAGCACCCTGAGCCTCGTCCACGACAGCGAAATGGTAGGTCTTAGACTCAATCTTGGCCTTGGGGTTACACGTCTGCATACGACAGAGCGACCCGGAGTTCTTGAGCGTGACAATCTTTCCCTTACCACGAGCGCCACCGGAAGACGCCTTGTCGTCAATCTCTGGGTCCAGTAGGAAATCCAGAGCATGGTCGCTCGTCAACTTGGTGACGATGCGACTGAATACCGTGTCCGCCTGATCCTCGGTGGGAGCGAAGACGCCGCACCAGAACCCCTTGGTGAACTTGGACAGCCACAGGGGGTATATCTTCGACAGTTTGGGGAGTATCACCATCATTGACGCAATGACGTTTGACAACACCTCGGACTTACCACTCTGACGAGTGGCTATCAAAGTGAGTTCCTCACCGTCACCAATGACAACGGACTCTATGAACCGGTAGGCGATGGGGATCTGGTAGGGGAAGAACTCAACGTCACAGAATTCTTCTGTAAAGAACACAAGTTTCTTTACCAGTTCGTCAACGAATTCAGCAGACTCTTCGTCCAGTTCAAGGGAGATGTCAGGAACAGAATCAAACTCCTCAGGGACCTCCTGCTCTAGAACGTCGGTAGTCATTCTGTCCTCTCTGTAACCTCATCCCACATAGTGGAAAGAGCAGACAACCTGTCCGTGACCTCCTCCTGACCACTCCCGTGGAATCTCCACTGGTCGTACATGGAGCCGAGGTTCATGATCTCCACATCGATCCACTCCTTCAACTGTGAAGTGGTCATCGACGTTATGCGCTGGGACCTGACTAACGTACCGACTTTGTGCTGTTTATCACTTCTCCAAAACTTCACTACCACTTTGCTATCTCTCCCGGCTTCTTGTCCAACTTGCGAGCCACCAACGAATGGAGGAGGCCCTCTTCTAACGAATAGTGTTTAGATGGCTGACAAAGACCTACCTGAAAGGAACGGTAAGGCACGACGAACTGCATACCCCTACCAGTGCGCCACGGGTAGTCTGTCTCACGCATAAACGAAAACTGTATGCGAAGGGTAACAGTGTTGGTTTGTCGTGTCAGCCAGTAAACAGGCCCTACACCCTGCACGAGGTCAAGCGTATTCCTGAACACGAGCCATGCACATACTCCCAACGTCACAGCACCTACGTACACAGACACACCATCCAAGAAGGGTAGGGTCACCACAAGGCACACCGCCAACCACAGCGGGGCATACCCTGCGACCTTCTTTAACACCGTTAGAACCCGTCGAAATAGAGCATGTCCGAAGCGGCGGCGTGACTGTACTCAAAGGCGTTCAAGGTGCTATTCACGAATCGCCCCTTAGAAACTCCGTCAGTAGCGAGTGCGGCGTAGACCCCATGCGGCACATTACGATACACCCATGGTGTGTCGTACTTGATGAAACGCATGTAAAGAGTACCGATCCCGGCATCCGTGGTGTCGTTGGGATCGTGAGGAACAAACCTAAAGGCTCTAACGCGGGTACTATCCGGAAACTGAGGGGGGTAGTAGCCGGTTGGAGGATCATCCCCGGCTGCGATGGCCTGCTGCGCTTCCCGCTCACGCTCACGGGTGAAGGTGTAGTCAGTTGAACCAGCGCGCTGCCTCTCGGCTCTGGTTACCTGCTGTTCTTCGACCCGTGATAATCCCCGCTCAGTGACCCCTTCCCCGTACCGCTTAATGGCTTCCTCGTAGACATCGGGGTGGAATGTTCTAGTCTTCCTCGCCATCCTCTGGGGTCTCCTCTGGGCTATCCCCCTCCAGAGAGGAACGCAGTTCCGTGAGCATGGCTGCCAACACCACGTTCTCGCCCTGCAACGCATTCAGACGGTTCTGAAGTTCGTTGATGACGGTCTGGGGGTTGAGTTGGATGTTCTCGTTGTCCACTGGTGTTCCTTCCTAGGGACTATTGGTGTACACGTCTAGTGTACCACCTGAATGTGGGCCTTAGGCTGGGGCTATCCAGCCACGTGCGTTGGGGGGGTAGTCTACTCTACCTCAATAAAGATGCACTCGCCGGGACACTCCTCGGCGGCTTCGATGGTGGCCTCAATGTCGGATTCGGGAATCACCGCCATGCCCTCCGCCATCTGCAACGCCGGGTCTCCCTTCGGGGCACCGTCCGGTCCATACAGGGTGGGCCAATCGGCTTCCTTGACGTAGGCGAGGCCGTCGTCGTGCATGTCGAACAGCGGTGGACAAATCTCCACACAGATGCCATCCCCAGTGCATAGGTCTTGGTCGATCCAGACTTTCATCAGACCGTGTCAATCGTCAACTTGTACCAGCCGCCCGTGCCAGCCGAGTACACACGGGCCTTGACCGTGTAGGTGCCCGCCGTCAACTCTCGGGTGATCAGGCTGTCCCAGCAGTTGCCCGAATCGGGGCAGTTGTTCCCGCAGGTACAGCCGTCATCGTCATCG